AAAGAACGTATGGTATACAAGTGATTTTAAAATAGCAGGAGTAGGAAGTAATATATTAAGTACAGATGAGTGTAGCAACTTTATACAACTGCCTGGAAGGGAATTACTTCAACAACATAAAATAATAACTCAGGTAAACACACTAGAAAGCAAAGTCACCCCAGAATTAGGAGTAGGTACTAAGCTTATTGGTCATGTAGCTTATAGAGGAAATAATCAGAATGCCTATTTAACTACAGATAAGGATTATAAAAACCTCACAGTCGCAGTCATAGGTCCTACAAGAAGTGGCAAAACAACTTTATTGGGTAATCTAGCTAGAAACTCAGTAGATTGTGGCGAGTGCGTTATAGTATTAGACTGGATTGAGAACTGTGGCCTTAGTGAAGAAATTAAAGAGCATATTCCAGCAGACAAGATACTTGAGATTAATTTATATGACCATAGCCAATTACAAGGACTTGGATATAATGAATCAAAGACGGATAGTTTGGACCCGTTTTTGATATATGAAAGTGCCAAGCAACAATCTAATCAACTTGCGGCCTTAGCTAATAGCATAAATGTAGATAATAGCGATTTTACTCCTAAAATGGGAAGATATTTAAATTCAGCAGCTTTAATTGTTTTTATTCAGGACAGTGCCTTTAAAGATGTATTTCAGGTACTACAAAACCATATTATTAGGGCAAAATTTATTGAATCTATACCAACAACGCAAATCGAAAATTTACAGGAATATGTTGAAAACTTACAAGAATTAGACGAGTGGAGCAAAGTAACAAAAGAAAATCCTGTGTCTGAGGTTTGTGGAACTCATACATCTTATATAAGTGGGGTAATTGATAGAGTTGACAAATTAAAGTCGAATACCTATATGGAAATGATGCTTAAAAGAAATACTGAAAATAATATAAATTTATTAGATGAGATGGAAAAGAACCAAGTTATTTTTATTAAGATGCCTGAGGCTGCTTTCCCTACCACGGATGAAAGAGACATAATGACAACTTACTGGATTACAAAGATATGGATGAGCGGTCAATTAAGAGCCTGGAAGATTAAAGATAGATACAAAAGAAAAACAGTAACAGTAGTAATGGATGAACTGGCGCAACTTAGAAATACAGAACAATTTGTAGGAAGCCGGTTAGATCAAACAGCTAAGTTTGGAATTAAATTTATACTTTCTACTATGTATATTAATCAACTAAAAATAAGAGAAAAATTAAGAACTGCAAATACATCTTATATATTGATAGAAGGTAGTGATAAGACTAATTTCAAAGAATTAAAAGAAGAATTTGAGCAGTTTGAATATACCTTAGAGGATCTAATGAATTTGAAGAGACATCAAAGTTTAGATTATATTAAGTATAGTGGTGGCTACACTGCATTTATTGCACAGTTGCCTTGGAAAGAATAAATAATAAAGGAGTGTGTTTATATGTTTGAGTTATTAATGCTTAGTGGGGTAGCTTGTATTGTGTCTAGCAGTATAGGCATGGTTAAACTAGTAAGAAAACGAAACAAAATAAGTGTTAAGCTATTAGAAAATAAATATCTCTTGCTTAACAGCGGGAAAGAGAGTGAGGAGGTATAAAATAATTTTCAATATAAAAACGCTCCTTAAAATAATTAGGGGTGCTTTTTATTTTCCTCTAAAATGGCCCTACTTACGACATTTCAAAATAAAATTATTAACTAAATTGTAATACTGGTAATAGCTTTTATCTATAATAATGCATCTATTTTATAAAAATATAATTAAGTGTAAATATTTGGTAATAAGTGTTAAGATGTGTAAATTATTCTGCTTGCAAGGAGGTGTAAAGTAAGCTATAAGGGTATCGATATAATTATCAAAGAGGTGTTAATATGCACAAATTATTTATGTTTTATAGGATAGGGTGCTGGTATGTCTGTCCTACCTAGGAGATAATCTGTAGATACATTAAAATAAGTAGCTATGCTAATAACTAAATAAATGCTGGGGGTTCTATATGCAGTTTCGTAATTAGATAGCGTGGTTCTTGTTATATGCAATATTTTGGCGAGTTCTTTTTGTGTTAAGTCATTATCTTCTCTTAGAGCTTTTAATTTATTGCTAAACAACATTTGTATTCCCCCATCCACTTGTAAATTTTACCACAGGGAATACAGTTTTAAATAAATATGTCACAATGCGTGACACACAATACAAATAATTATCATACAAAAAGCAAACATACGTTCTTTACAATTTTAAAATAAGGTGATATTATTAAGTCATAATTGGTAAGTTTGGAAATAGATTTTAATACTTATTAATATAACAGGGGGAAGAAAAATGGCTAAAGAAAAAATATTGAAAGATAGGGTTTATAAATTATTAGAAGCAGAAAGAAAATTATTGCTGAAAATAAAATTAGAATTTAATAATAGCTTAAACAAAAAATTATGAGTTATGTATCTATGGGTTGCCCTATAGATACATAACTCACATTAAAATTCTATTTCTAAATGATCTTTTATAGGATTGTATATAAGACCTTTAAATGCTACTTTGAGAAGCTCTCTCCTCGTCTTGCAGTCTATAGTCTTATTAAATTGTTGAATTATATCAAAACTATTAATCTTAGCAGGTTCAATCTTTTCTATTTTAATATCTTCTATTTCATTTTCTAATTCTAGTTTTTTAATTACTAGTTCTTCTATTCTTTTTATTGTGGGCCTACTAGCTTCATTGGATAATAGTTCAAGCTTATCATTCAAATTTGTTATTCTTTTAATCACATTAATTAGTTCTTTTTTTAATTTATTTAATCCACTTTTACTATCAAAGCTATTTTGTTCAGGTATTTTGAAAAATTCTTCCTTATTCATTTTTAGTAACATATCTATAATATCATTTTCAATTTTCTCTGCATTTATATATTTATTGTTTGAACACTTCTCTATATTTTTATTTAATCTATTAAGCCTATTTGCACAAACATAATAGGAATGTTTATTAGAGTTTGCTAATACATAACTTGCGCCACATACATTGCATTTTAAAATTCCACTAAGCCAGTATACTTTAGATTCCTTCTTAAAAAAACTCTCACGTTTAGCGTCTAATAATAGCTGAACTGCTAGCCATGTATTAGGGTCAATGACAGCTTCATGTGTGCTTACAATAGCTGTAGGGCTTCCAGTTGTTACCCCATAACACAGGTATCCTTTTTTATTTTCCTTACCCTCAATTTCCCATTTATTTAATTGCAAATAATTACTCACTGTTGAATCAGATTTAACATACATGGGACTTCTTAATATTCTTCTTAAATTTTCCCTTTGTTTTGGTGTTTCTAAGTATTTATCCTTTATTATTTTATGAGTCGCATAAAGGGATTGAAGCTTTAAGTAGCTTTCAAAACAATCCTTAATAAAACTTGGATTGCTTAATTCTAAGTAGCTTTTACCACCAGTCTTTATAATTATATATCCTGCTGGGCTAGGACCACCTGTCCAACATCCTTTTTTTGCAAGGGATAACATACTATCTTTTACACGTTCTGCTATAGTTTCCCTCTCTAGTTGAGCAAATACACTAGATATATATACCATTGCCCTCCCCATTGGTGTACTGGTATCAAATTGCTCTGTTAAAGATATAAATGATATATTGTTTTTATTTAAGGTTTCCAAAATATTCGAAAAATCTAAAACACTCCTGCTTATCCTATCTAGCCTATAACATATCAAAGTATTAAATTTACCAAATGAAATTAATTTCATCATCCTTTGAAAAGCTGGTCTCTTAGTATTTTTACCACTGAATCCTTCATCTTCAAAAATTTCAAATTCGTTTTCGTTTTTAAAATATCCCTTACATAGCTTAATTTGAGTTTCTATTGATTCTGAGTTTTCAACTATTAAGGATTTTCTTGTGTATATTGCTACCTTCATTTTTTATTTCTCCAATTCCATAAATTCTAAATCTATTGTTAATCCTTCTTTTATCAAATCCCACCCTCTAGCAGTTGGAATACCTTTTGTAATCTGACCAACTTCTTTTAACTGAGATATAACTTTATCTAAAGAAGAATATTTTCCTCTACTGTTTAAATATTCGTTTGTATCTCCAATACCATATTTCCAATAACTTTCATTTTTACCACTCATAACAGATAATTTTTTTAATATATTTTTAGATACGTCTCTGCCACCGCTTTCTAGTAAATTATAAAAAGAATCACCTATACTGAGTTTATCAGCCATATCTCTTTTTTTAGTTAAGCCTAAACTCTCTCTATATTCTTTTAATCTATCTTTAAATTCCACAAAATCACCTCTATCTACTATTATATACAACTTTGCGAAAATGTAAACCTACAAATAAAGTTTTTCTTTTTTGAAAAAGTACGAAATACCGATATATAATAAGCAATACAGATATATACAGAGCTAATTATCTATAATGGCATAATTAAAAGTTTTGCTAAATAGAAAAGTTTTGCTATAGTATTAAATATGGAGGTGAGGAAATGACATTACAACAACTAAGAAAGGAATCAGGCTTTAAGCAGTGTAAATTAGCTGAATGGCTTGGAATTTCTAGGGTTCAGTATAGAAATATAGAGATTGGTATATCTAGGATAAATTCTAATAAAATAGAAAAATTATCCGAAAAATTTAATGTTAAGCCTATTGAAATAATAAAAGCATGGGAAGAAGGCGGAAAACATAGACAAGCTTAATAAACTATTGTACAAACAGCAATTACTAGATTCTAAACTAGAACGTATGGGGGTTGAATATAAAAATGACTTGGAGTGTAAAGAATCCCGAAAAAATGCAAAAAGGAATGGAAAAGTATAACTCCTTACTTTATGAAAAATGGTTAATAGAAGAGCAGAAAATAAAAAATAAGAGACTGAAATCAATAGCTTAAATTTAAGTGAATTTTAAAAATCTAAACACTTTCTACTTTCAATATATTCAATGCATTTCATAATATACCAAATCTAAAAATTAAACACTGCAATAGTGTAGCAGGTCCCCAGCAGAGGGTAAATAAAATCAAAAAAATTAGGAGGAATAGAATTGAAAGATTTAATAAATATCAAAAACGAAAATGGTAAACAATTAGTTTCTGCAAAAGAATTGTATTTAGGATTAGGTCTTAATAAAACACAATGGTCAAGATGGTATCCAACTAATTTAACGAACAATGACTATTTTAAAGAAAATGTTGATTGGGTAGGGGTTCGACATGATGTCGAGGGTAATGATTGCCAAGATTACGCTATTTCAATAGATTTTGCAAAACATATAGCTATGCAAGCTAAAACTGAAAAATCACATGAGTATAGAAACTATTTTATTGAATGCGAAAAATCATTAACTGGATCTTATTTGAAAATGTCTAAAGAGCTTCAATCAATTCTTATGTTAGATGCAAAAACACAAAATATACAAAATAGAATGGATAGCTTAGAGGATAATATGCCACTGTTTAATGTAGAGTGTAAGGAATTGCAATCACTGGTAAGAAAAATTGGTACAAAGGCTTTAGGAGGATATAAAAGCCCTGCTTACAGTAATAAATCAATTAGATCAAAGATTTATAGCGACATTCAGCAGCAATTAAGAAGAGAATTTGGAATACATAGGTATGAGGCTATTAAAAGGTGCCAATTAAAAACTGCTGATGAAATAGTTAATTCTTACAAAGCTCCTTTTGTGTTAGTAAATGAAATATTTCTTGCTAATAGCCAAGTGAGTATGTAAATAATGAAAATTAGTGGTTACAGCAAAATAGTCCAGCCTGTAGTAAAGATTAACAAAGATAAAAATAAGCAGAGCTTTCAAGAAGCAATAATGAAGGGTCAAAAATCTAAAAGAAAATGAGTATATGGCGAATTAAATGAAAGGAGATATTATGAAAAAAGAAGATATAGAATTTTTAAAGGAATTACAACATGAAATGTTAACTCAAGACCATCTATGTCAAGCTAATCCTAGATTTTGGGTTGTTAAGCAAGATGTAACAGATTATTGGGTTAATGATGATGCAGATGGAATATTTATTTATTCGAGTCAAGCTGGTGATTCGGTTTTTGAAGGTGGACTAGAGGAAGTCACTGAATGGATTAAAAAACTTGATAATATTGAGAATTGCAAATTTGATGTATGTTATGTTGAATTTGTATATGAAGAAGAAGAATTTGCAATAGGTGATGCTAGTGATTTACAGAGTTTCTTGGATGAATATGATAAAGATAATTATAGCGTTGGTGAATATAGAACAAGGGAAGAAATAGTTCCAAACACTATGTTTTTAACTTTAAGAGAATGTAAGGAACACATTGAATCTAATAGTCATCATTATAATAAACCACACTCATATGCAATGACTGCATGGAGAAGTCCACAAGTACAAAGACTTTACGAAATACTTGAAAAGACAGACTGGGGAAATACTTAACGTCGCATTTCAAATATATAAAGTTTTTTAAAGCTAAATTAATTATTGGAGGTAAAAATGGACCCAGTTATAAAAGAGCTTAAGGAAGATAAAAAGAAGTTAATTGATATTTTAGAGGAATTACTAGATTCTTATATTTCTATGAAATTAGCGACAAAATACCCAAACGGAATAGAAGAATCATATGTTGCTAGATTTTTAAAAGCTATAAAAGCTAAAAGGAGGTGATTATAAAAAGTGGATGAAGAAATTATATCTTTAGCTAATCAAATAGTGCAAAAGATGAGGGATAAGGGTTTTATAATAAAAAAATCATTTGGTCATTTGGACATTTGGATACATGGCAATGAGTTGTTTGTAGGAAATATAAATCAAAAAATTGAAGTGAAAGGAAAATTAAGTCGTAAAAAAAGAGCCCTTAAGTAAAGGCTCACACAATTTATAGGAATAGGTACTCGAATACCTATGTCCTCCAATTATAACATAGGAGGTTAGACATGACAATTAAACAACAAAAAATAATAATGAATTTAATAGGTTATATAGCTTGGTGCTTCATATGTTTAATTCTATTAGTAATAGCTTGTATAGTTTATTGAAAGGGGCAGAACATGAGTAAAGACGCATATTATTTTTCACATGACAGCAATGCAAAAGATGATCCTAAATGCACAATGTTGATCGAACAATTAGGACTAGAAGGTTACGGAATATACTGGGTGCTAATTGAAACTTTAAGGGACCAACCAAGTTATAAATATCCTGTAATCTTAATTTCTGCATTATCAAGAAAATATAATACTACAGCCGAAAAAATGAAAACAGTTATAAATAGTTATGGATTATTTACAGTTGATGAAAATGATTTTTTTAGTATATCACTACTTGAAAGAATGGGGAAATTTGAAAACAAGAGAGAGCAGTCTAGAATTGCTGCTAATATGAGGTGGAACAAACAATTATGCGAGAGTAATGCGGACGCAATGCAGGACCAATGCGGACGCAATGCAGACATAATGCCTAATAAAGTAAAGGAAAGTAAAGGAAAGGAAAGCAAAGTAAAAGAAAGTAAAGTAAATTATGCGGAAACTGTAAAAATGACAGAAATAGAATATGGTAAATTAATTTTAGAACATGGAAAAATTAAAGTTAATAGAATGGTTGAGATTTTAGATGGCTATAAAGCAGCTAATGGTAAAAAATATGCAAGTGATTATAGAGCAATCCTTAATTGGGTAGTAGAAAGAGTTAATAATGAAGTACCTAGGAATCAAGGAACAAAAGGAAATTATAATAAAAATGTACAGGCAGGGCTTGATTTAGTTGAAAAATATGAAAATGGAGGAGATACGGGTGAGCCAGTATGGTAATTACGAAAGCAGAGGTGACAAAGCTACTTACTGTTATTGCATCAATGTATCCTCGATTTGAAGTTAATGAATTAAAAATAAGCCTTTGGTATGACATGGTGGGTGATTTAAGTTATCAGGCTGCTCAGATGGCATTAAAAAAGACAATGTTAACAAGTGTGTATCCACCAACTGTAGCTGATATTAGAGCAGCAGTAGCAGATATAACAGCAGTAGAACAATTAGACGCTGGTAAGGCATGGGGTGAGGTTATGAGGGCTATACATAAATGTGGCTTTTATAATCCAGAAGATGCTTATAAAATAATGTCTCCTTGTACAGAACTTGTAGTTAAACAAATAAGTTGGCGAGAAATATGCTGCTGTGAAGAAATTGGAGTAGTAAGAGGCCAGTTCATGAAAATGTACGACTCTATGAAAAAGAGAGAGGAAACAAATAAATTATTACCAGCTTCTTTTAAAAAGCAAATTTTAGAATTAACTCAAAGCTTTTCAATGGAAAGGTTGGTTGAGAAAAATGAAAAGTGATATAAAAGTTAAAATGATATTTGGTGGAGAAGAAAAAGATAGGTTAAGGCGGCTAGATAAATTTAAGAATGAACATAGGATTATAAGTATAAAAAAGGGTGAAGCAATGATAATCATTAAGTATAGTTTAGGGCAAATAAACTTAGATGATGTAGAAGCTGCAAAAGGCAGTATACCATGGGAATAGACGAAGAGCCTAAACAATGCTTAATATGTCATAGAAAATTAAAAAGCGCAGAGAGTAGAGCTAGAGGGCTTGGTAAAACATGCTGGAACAAATTAAAAAAACTTGATAAAGATGAAAAGAAACGTAAAAAAGCTAAGCAGGAAGCTAATAAATTAAAAGAAGAGATTATAAAAAATCAAATCAACGTTTTTGAGGAGGTAGATAAAAGTGGAGGGAGTTTTTTATAAAGAGAATTATTACGCTCTAGCAATGTGTATGTTAACTCCTAAAATGTTAAGTGTAGAAAAGGCTTGTATTCAAATGGGTATAAAAATGGAGTTTATAGATAAGCCAGTAGGTATTATAACTGAATATGAAAAAGATACAAATAGAAAGGTACCTATGAAGTCTATACCTGAGATTGCAAATCTTTATTTTAAAGAACACATAGGGTTGAAAGAAATAGGCGATATTTACGGAGTAACTAGAGACTGTATAACTTATAATCTTAAAAAAGCGGATATGTGATAGATAGTAAACATGGCAGGAAAACAAAAATTATAGGCATTTCTAAAATAGAATATAAAAGCCTTAAAAGACAAGGATTAAATGATCAGAAAATTAAAATTATTGCAGATTGTTCTGCTGGAACACTTTCAAAATATAAAAAAGATTGGGGATTGATTAAATGAGTAAAATTTATATAGCTGGAAAAATAACAGGTTTACCAAACTATAAAAAAGTATTTAAGAAAGCTGAAACTAGTTTGGAGGGAATAGGTTTTGTAACAATGAATCCTGCAAGACTGAATATTGGCTTTACACAAGAGGAATATTTAGAAATATGTTACAAAATGATTGATGCTTGTGACATGGTGTACATGCTTAATAATTGGAAAGATAGTAAAGGCGCAACGATTGAGCTTGATTATGCATTGAAAAATAATAAAAAGATAATTTATGAGGTGAAGTAATATGAGCATAGAAGAAATCTTGGAATTACAAAAAGAATTAGATTTAAAAATAACTATGAATAGTTTTGGAGTATCAGCAGGAGATGCTAAACACTATCAAGAAGCATTGCTAGCCAAAAGACTATTAGCTTTACATGTAGAAGTATCTGAGTTAGCTAATGCAACCAAGTGTTTTAAATATTGGTCCACAAAGCCTAGCGAACCCCAGGAAATAATACTTGATGAATTCGCTGATGTACTACATTTTGTTTTTAGTGTAGCTAATTCATTGAATTTAACAGCAAAGGAAATAGAAGATGCTTATTTAAAAAAGCACGAAGAAAATTATAAAAGACAGCAAGAAGGATATTAAATGATACCTAAAAAAACAATGGAAATTGTAGCTTTAGTATTGTTTGATAGATATTGCAAAGAGTTAGATGTTAAATTTTCAATAGCACTAAACCAAGCTTTTGACGGTGAAAGAATAAGTAAAAAAAGAGTAGAACGCATTGGAGATAAATTCATAGAAAAATTACATGGAGGTGAAAAACAATGATATGTGAAGATGGATTTTGTGAATTAGATATGCCTTTTGTTGAAGAAGAAGTAACCCAAGAAAGCATATGTGAGGCTTGTGGACAAGACTGCAATACTACAGAAAAATGTTTGTTTAAAGAAAACTAGCACACAATTGATAATTATTACGAATTAGAAAAGGGGATAAAATGCTTATAGAAAATACACTATTTGGTGTAAACAATAAAATAAAAAAAGTAATTGATAGATTTCAAGCATTTGAACCGCCAGAAGGTTATTATCTATGCTTTAGCGGTGGAAAAGATAGTCAGTGTATATATCATTTAGCAAAAGAAGCTGGTGTAAAATTTGACGCTCATTATAATTTAACAACAATAGATCCACCTGAATTAGTACATTTTATTAGAGATAATTACCCTGATGTAATTGTTCATAGGCCTAAAAAATCAATGCTTGATCTTATTGAAAAAAAAGGACTGCCAACACGAATGAAACGCTGGTGTTGCTCTGAGCTTAAAGAAAAAGGTGGAGAGGGCAGAATATGCATAACTGGTGTTAGATGGGCTGAAAGCTCTAAGAGAAAGAAAAGAAAGCCTTTTGAAATAGTTACTGAAAAGTTTGAAGATAAGAAATTATTTAATGATAATGATGAAGATAGAAGACTTTTTGAAAATTGTATGCAAAAAGGTAAACGTGTAATAAATCCAATTATTGATCTAACTGATGATGATGTTTGGGAATATCTGAACTCTAGAAATATAAAACATTGTTGCCTTTATGACCAAGGACAAAAGAGAATAGGCTGTATAGGCTGCCCTTTAGCAACATGCAAAAGTATGGTTGAAGATTTTAAAAGGTATCCCCAATATTTAAAAAATTATAAAAGAGCTTTTGAAAAGTTTATACCAGGATACTTTGAAAGATGTGCCAAAAGGGGCATAACTCCACTATTCACTACAACAGAGGAATTCTTTAACTGGTGGCTCTATGGGATTACAAAAGAAAAAATAATTGATGG